CTTTCGTTCGTCGTGAGGCGAACCATGTCGAGGCGTTTATAGGCCGTGCCAGAAGCGTAGTTGCCACGCCAGTGAAAGAAGCTCTGGTCAGTGTCAAACCAGCCAGACGTAGCGTCGGTGAAAGTCCCAAAGCGAGCCTGAAAGACGGGGGTGCCAGAACTGGTAGAAACGCGGAACTGAAGAGCGTTCGGATTTAATTGACCCGAAGAGCCAAACAAGCCGTCGAGCATTGAAGGGAGCGTAGAAGTACCTTTCTCGCACGCTTCAAGATAAGTGTCGAGGTTGTGAGTTCCTGTCTTGGCAGAGCGGAAGCTAATCTGTTCGCCAGTTGGTTTCGTAAACGCCATGTTATACCTTACCTATGTCTGCACACATTTTAGTTGAGTTAAGGCAGCAAGTCGTCCTCACTCTTCCATCCCCAACTTTTTCATTAGGTCTATGAGTTTGGGCTTTGTCAGAGCAAACTTGTCGTCTTCTCTGTAGCGGCCCTCTAAGTGCGAGAGGCGACTGTTTAAGTCGATTTGATTGTACTGGTCGTTCATATCAAAAAGTCTGACAAGGTCGTCTCGCACCGTTGCAACAGCATCCTTAGCTGCTTCCTCTGCGACTGCCTTGATGTACTGACGTTGCAAGCCCGTAAGTTTCGTCGAAGCCTCTATGCTGGCGGCTGTTGGTTTATTCATCTTATTCTCCTTGGCGCTTTAAGTTGCCAGCTTGGATTTCCTGCTGCATCTGCTCTTGGGGCATGACGCTGGCACCACGCATACGCTCCATCTGCATCTGTTGCTGACTAGGCGACATGCCTTGCGAGCGTTCTTTGTCGGTGATTTTAAACTGGTCGAGGTCAGACACGCCCATAGATCGAACAGCTTCCTCGGCTATCTTGCCCATCTTGTATTCCATGTTTAGGCCAGTCTGGTTCATCACTTGGAGCATGTTCATCCAAGTCTCGGCAGAGCGTGTGGGTTCAATGGGCAAAGTGCCGTCGACTATCAGGTAGTCTACGTCCCCTTGTATCATTGACAGGTCGAAGTCGAGATAGTCGTCCTTGATCATATTGGTGAGTTCGCCGGGGCTGTCTGTCCCCATGATGCGAAGCGACCCTTCGTACTCTAAAGCGTCTTGTAAGTTGCCGACCATCATCCTGACGAGGGGGCGAACAGAGGTGGAAGACATGATGCGAGATATAACGCCTAGTCTTTGAGAGCCAAGCTGAGTTAGTCGCTGTATTTCCGTGGCAGATCGTATGCCATCTGCTGTCGGGACGCCTTGCTGGGCGTCACTGGCGGCAGACACGCGCTGCTTGAGGTCAGACATGGCTCCGATGTCGTTCCAGTGGCCCCTAGTTACATCAGGTATCTCAGCTATAAATACGCCGTCGCCGGGTTTCGTGCCGGGAAGTGTACGGACTAATCCCCAAGGGTTGCGATCTATAAGGTCTGGAACAGAGACTGAGGTAGGGTCGACGAAGATCAGATTGTTTAGGGCTGCTTGGACGTTGTCGATACGGCTGCGGAGCAGCCATGTGCTGATGTCGTGCAAGGGGAGCAGAAGATCGTATAGGGATTGTGAGTAAGTCTTGTGGCTGTCGTGGTACATGCCGCCAATAACGACGGGGAACTGGCGTCCGTAGGGATTTAGGCGGCAGTTAATGATAGCTTGCTCGTCCAAAACGGTGACAAGCATCCATATCTGGTCGATGCTGGGTATGCCAATCTCGTATCCGTTAAGGCGTATCCACGCCTCGTCTACAATGCGGCTGTCTTCTAGGGTAAAGTGGTATCCGTTTTCTTGGCCGCGTGGGTCGTCGGGGTTAATGGAGAGGCCACGGCCCTCTTCGCGGAACCAGCCGTGACAATCCCAGGAGTGCCTGCCCGTTTCCTTACGTCTAAGCCCCGGATATTTAGACATTTTTGGGTACAGGCCAGACCCCATTAGCGCAGAAGACGACATGTGGTCGGTGAAAACAATGAATTGCATCCGATCCCAATCACCCCAGTTGACGCGAGGGTCAGGAAAGCAGCGGCGGGGATCGAAGTTTACTATGTCATTGGTCTTAGTCTTGGGGTTCCACACGCATTTGGTGGGGGCAAAGCCATATCGTATGCTGTCTAGTAGCATCTGGGCTAGGCGTGCCTCGCCTGCTGTGCGTCTCATGTGCTGGTGCAAGAGGCGTTCTAGGATTTGGCTGGACTTGCGGGACTTGCGGTTCANTCCTTCTAATTGGAACATCGGGTTGCGGCCCGTCAGAGCTGCCATGAGGTAGGTCAGGACAGTGTCGCTGATAGCGCGTGTGTCAGCCACTACGGCCTTCTCTCGGAACTTGGTACTGTCTGCTGGCACCCACACGTCGTGCGCCCTGTCGGCGTCCTGCCAGTGCTGGTGACGGCGTCGTATGCGCTCGTGAGACATCTTGGTGCAAGCGCGAATGTAGTCGATCAGTTTGGTTTCTTGATCGTCGGTGAGCATGTCCGAAATGTCTTCGTAGCCCATAAGAGCGTTGACGTGCTCCGACAAGTCTACGACGACATCTTGCTCCTGCAAGTAAGGCTGGTTCTTGTAACGCATTATAGTTCTCCCCAACCTTTAAACTGAGGCTGAACCTTTAAGTCTGCGGTCCACCACTGCTTGTTGTTCTCGGCCTGCTGGAACTGAGATGAGAGCGACGAAGCCATGTTTATCGGGCCGTTCATTAGTTCGCTGGCTGCTCCACCCATTTTTGCAATCGCCTCTAAGCCCATAGAGAGGGCGTCAATCTGGTCATCGTGCTTGCCTGACGGAAAAGACTGAGCTTCGTCCATAAAGGCGTCGAGCCATAATGCCTCATTTGGCAAGTAAACTCGTCCCCCCTCTACAAGCGGTAGTACGGCATTGAGGCGAGAGACTTTGTCGCTGCCGACTTTGACGGGAAGGACGGACATGCCCGACTGGTTGCGAAGCTCCTGTATGAGCGACTGACCGCTGGCCTTGTCTTCTATGTATAGGCCGCGTAGGCCGCGCCCCCGCCACTTGGCGTTGAGGGTTATCGCTGCGCGTTTAAGTTCTGGGAAGTCGTACTTGTCTCGGACTACGTCGAGGATGTGGATGTCGCTCAAGTCGTCCATACCAAGCACCATCATTACGGAATAGTCAGCGGTTTCAGTTTTTTTAAAGGCTGTGTCTGCCGCAATTATGACCGTGCTACACTTGGGTACGTCGTTAGTCTTGCGCCACCAGCCTGCTTTGATGAGATTGCCGCCTTTGATGTAGGGAGTTTGCTGATAGAGAGAGGCAAATTCGCGTTCGTCTAGGCGTTCTCGCTTGCGTAATTCTTCTAGGGGGAAGCGGTCAGGCCATAATGCTTCCTCGGTTTCTTCAAAAAAGTAGCGTTTGGATGGGCCAACTGTGCTGAGTTTGTTTTTAGGGACGTGTCTGGGATCATCTTCAGGCAGAGAGACTACCGACGAACGCACATCAGACTTAACGCGACGAATAGCAGGGAAGTTTATGTGCTTCCATGCACCCTCTTTCCAATCTTCTGTCTCCATTAGGCGGCCAGCTAGGTCGTCGGGGTGCCAACGAGTTAGGATCACGACTTCGATAGGGGGCGTGCCATCCGGCTCTGGCTGCTTACGTGTGGATAAGGCTGAGACATAATACGACCACGTCTTGTTTCGTTGTGTTGCGCTATCTGCTTCCTCACGGGCTTTGATCGGGTCATCTATTAAGAGCAATGTGGCTGCGCGACCAGTGGTCGAGCCGCCTAAACCAGTGGCGTAGTAGCCACCGCCCAGCGTTGTGCGCCAATCGTCGACGGCTTTACTCTCGTCTGACATGCTAAAGTCTGGAAAAGCTTGTGGAACTATGAGTTCGCGGGCGTGGTCGCGGGTCTGTCGGCCAAAAGTCTTGGCTAAGTCTTGGTTGTAAGATGTCGCCAGCACATTACGATTGGCTTTACGAGCCAAGTAGTAAACCGGGAATAGCGTCGACGCCAACCACGACTTGCCGTGGCGAGGCGGCATTGTAATGAGAAGACGGTTGCCGCCAAGTGTATCTTTCTCAAGCTGATCCAGAGTTTCAATGAGTTCTTCTTGGAAGCCAGCGAGCGTGAAGTCTGGATATAAAGCAGTGACAAACCCATGAAAACTATCCCTCGCTTTCGTTATTAACAGTAATCGTTTCGCCGCTTGTTGTGGTGTCAATGCCATCGTTGTCGTCCTCTATAGGGATGTTTGCTTGAGCAGCTATTGCCTGTAGCTCGTCAAAAGTAAGCTCATGGGCGTCTTTGTTTTCTATCGCGTGCTCGTTAAAGGAGTGGTGTAGGTCAGGCATGACTTTGTTAAGCATCATGCCGAATAGTCGAACCTGTGAGTTGTTCCACTGTTTGTTGCCTTCTAATACAAGTCGCACAGATGGTATTTGCTTTCTAACTACGTCGAGTACAGAGCGTCGAACGCGGTCTACTTCGATAGGTGTGACAGGTGCCAAGCCGCCAGTGCCGTGTGTGCTGCTCACTTCTTTACGATAGGTTGCCATGTGTTACATATCCGTGACTGCGGTTTCATTTTATGGTGCGAAAATTCAAAGTGCCGGAGATGG